CTTCTGTACTGATAACGGTGTTATCGTATGTCATTGTAAGTAAAGCACCTAGAAGATTTGGTCCACCTCTGCTTGCAGATCCTGTATTATTATCGGTGCCGCTCCAGGTCCAGTCTAATTTGTTGGCTCCGGTATCATTAAATACTATTGTATTATTGTACTGACCACATGCTGCAGACACACCTGCTGATGAAGATGACGGATAACCATTACAATTTCCTTTAAATCCATCTATGTCTGTTCTCGTTTGTGTCGTTGTAGATTGTACCGTTCCACTTGAGTCTTTTATTTCTATAGTGATAGTATGTGAATCCGTAGCTCCACTATCTCCTTCACAGTTGCCGGCTTCGTTATCACAATTAGCAATGTCAATGTAGTTGTTAATGGTGATTCCATTATCCAACATGTCCTGGGTACGAGAAGTATTAGTTAAAGCAATATCATCTACGTTTACTGTAGCTGTTCCAGTGACTTCAAAGTCCCCACCAACACTAAATTTATATCCGCAATTCGCTTGAGAAGTAGGACAAGTAATAGTGAATCCATTTACAACATCACCATTTGATACCCAGCCCGAACTCCCAGGATTGATCTGTTCTGTGGCGCTAGATCCCCAGTCCACGCCATCTCCAACGTTAGGTAGAAGATTGCCTGTAGTTATATCTTCTGCTTTAACATTATGTATGATACATGAGCCCATAAAGTAGCAGACGAAAAAAGTAATTATGAGATTTTTTATTTTGGATCTTGCCATTGAACCTTTTTATCCGTCGATTTGTCAGGTGGTAGGTTTACGATAGGTTCTACTTTTTCTCTTTTTTCCATACGTTTAACATATGCTTTATAATCAGGTCTTTCAAAATCATATTTTTTCCATAATTTCATTGCTTCTTTACCGATACGGCCATCAATTGGGCATGGCGTACCCGCATTAATCATAGCTTCAAAAACTCTTTCGTCTTGACATAATATTGCAACAGCTCCTACTTTCATACCAAAGTCATTAAGGATCCTAGCTAATTTAAGTCTTTCGCAATTCTTGTCTATCATATGTTTACCACCAGATACGCCTATGCCAAAGGTCTGTATACCTGCAGAAACTCCAACAGCACATACATCCTGTGTCATAGAATTATAGGAAGGTGCTCCTGCGGTTGGTGGCGAACTTCTTATATCTGAATTCGTGGTGTTGTTGGTTGTGGATGTGGATTCAGAACCTGACTGATACGTGGTTGTAGATTCTGAAGTATAGCCACCTTCTATGGCTGTGTTGCTACCCGAGACGTTTGATTGTGTTGAGCCTGCATAGGCGCTCGTTGAACACACCAATAGTGTTAGCATTAAAAGTGTAGATAAATACTTCATCAATTTTCATGAACCCTTTAGTTACAATTGTTTTTATCTAAATCAATCGGTTTTTCGCCATCAAAAAACCACACAAAAGATGAAACACGTGTTCCGTCTTGTGTATAGGTACATTTTTTGCCTACTGAGCAGGCGCTCAGGGCAAATAGTAAGGCGAGCACTAAAAATAATTTATTCATTTTGCTCCTTTAGTTTAACAGTATGCTCATAGGTATCCTGTTCTGCTTTTTCTTGATCTTCAAGTTGGCAGCATTCGCCAGATTGTTCTTTTTCTCTAGTATGCGCTTCGCAACATTTATTTGGATCTATTGACATACTTCACATTCTTCCTTGCAATCACAATTATTACAAGAACATACTCCATATAGATCAGAATGTTCTTTTAAAGAACAATGACAATCGCAATTACAATTTTTACACTTCATTACTTATAAAGGTCCTTAGTTAACCAACTCAAAAATTTTTTCCACCATTTTTTAATCATTTTTAGTTTCCTCAATATTATAGAAGAATCTATCTGAATCTTCTGTTTTCCATTTACGACTATCTTCAACATTCCATTCAATGGTTTGAACTTTCCAGTCGAATGGTATTTCATCCCTCACCGTGAAGGATGGTATGCTCCAGATTAGTCTGTTATTTGGCTGAGCCGCATAGTTGCCGTTTTCAAGGGCTAGTATGTGTGCGCACTTATGTTCGTGCGGAATTTCGGAATGATCCGTATCTACTATATTACTCTCTGGGTGGCCCCAGTCAACAGTAAAAAGATAGGCACCTGAATACCACTTCTTATCTTTTCCTATAAATTTTCCAGATTGTCCATCTAGGACATCAAAAGAAGTAACAGCAGGATAGTAACTAAAGCAATTCCATAACTCCAGCTCGTCAAGTCGCATCCGAAGAACTTCTTCTGGCTTATAGCCTTTTTGTATGAATGCAGAGATTGGCAAACGGTAGAATATAGCTCCGTTTTCCATAATTGCGTGAAAGAGTATTGGACGCCCTGTAATCGATGCCAAACCAAAGATAAGACAATCTTCCACTTCTCCATGGTGAGCTTTAAGATCATAGAGATATTCTCTCCTGATCTGCGCATAGGTCGCAGGAATATTCGCGTTTAAATATGCCATCTATCATGTAATCCTTATAGTGCTGCGATTATAAAAATCACAAGTACAACTCCGGCACCGATACACACTTTTCTGTGATCTTTCCAGATTTGTTTAATTGTTTCCATGTTTCCTCCTTGTTAATTAAAAGAAGTTCTTGTCAACATCTTCTTCCCCTTCTTTATCAATACTACCCCAATTTTCTCCGCATTCATAGTCTACTTTGTTAGGAATTTCAAGGAGAACTGCTTCCTCCATTATCTTTCTAATCTTTTCAGCTTGTTTAGCATCTGTAATTGAAACATTCAATTCATCATGAACTTGCACCATAGGAAGGATTCCTTCTTTATATAAATTTACCATAGCTTTCTTGGTCATGTCAGCAGCACTTCCCTGAATTAGTCTATTTAAAGCTTTATAAGTAAAAGCTCTTCTGATATTTCCTGATCCATTTTCATTGGCCGCTTCTTCCCAGGTATCATACCATTTTCTGCTGTTCCAGTCTTTTGGTTCCCATTTATCAAATCTACACAGTCTTCCTCCTATAGTACGAATACGTCCTGCCGTTTGGGCCCTACTCATAGTTTGTTTCATTAATTGTTTTACAAAAGGAACTTTGAAATGATATTTGTTAATTAATTCTTTAGCTTCTTCCTCATCATTAATTCCTAATTGATCTTGTAATTTTGCTACACCCATACCATAAAATAAACCAAGATTAATAGTCTTGGCTTGTTTTCTATCTATACCCGCGATGTCTGCTACTATTTGATGAAAATCAGTGGAAGGATCTTCTTGAAAAGCTTTGGCCATTGTGTCTACACCAATAATTCCAGGTGTTCGTAAAGCAAAATGAACCACAAGACGTGGTTCTTGTTGGGAATAATCAAAACAACCCCATTTTTCTTCATCCGAGTTAGGGGAAAATATAGAACGTATTCCAGTTCCATACTCATTATAGTTAGGAAGTTGTTGAAGGTTTGGATGAGAATAACTTAGTCTTCCTGTTAGGGTACCTCCTTGATCTCCTCTTAATTGATTAATATCCGCATGTATTCTTCCTTTAACGACATAATTTTTAAGAGTTTCTATAAAAGTGTTTCTTAATTTATCCATTTGTCGAGCTGTAGCAATGTTCCTGATAAGTCTGTGAGGGTGGTTGGATAAATAATTTTTGGTAAAAGAAGGAGCATTTGTTTTTTCGGTTCTTGCGATATCTTTAACCCCTAATTTTTCACAAACTTTAGCAATGCTACGAGCGGCCCATACCTCAGGAAAGATTCCTGTTTCTTTTTTAACAGATTTTAAACACTCATCATAAGTGTTTTTATATTTCTTTTCTATAATGGCGACTTGATCTTCATTAATTCGTACTCCCTTCCATTTCATCTCTACCACACAAGGTAAAACATCAGTTTCTAATTCAACAATTGAGTGTAAGTTTTGTGATGCAATTTCTTTTTTTAATTCTTGCCACACAGCTAATGTAATCTCAGCATCTCTTTCAGCATATTCTCCAACGAACATCGAAGGAAGTTTGTACATTTCAGCTTTTGGATCTATACCCCATTCTCTAGCTGCGGATTGAAGAGCCGCCTCATTTTTTCCAATACCTGTGTATTCTTTGGCAACGGAATTTAAATCATATTTAAATTTATTTTCATTAACGAGTGAAGCCATGATCATTGTATCGATGATAGTTCCGTGGACCGTGAGCCCTAGTCTTTTGATCCAGCACACATCATATATAGCGTTGTGAAATATTTTTTCAGCAGGAGTCTTGAGTATATCCTTGAACCATTTTAAGACACGTTTACGATCCATGTTCCCTCCGCCTTCATGGGCGATGGGATAATAACCACACCAATCCTTAACCGCGACCGCAATGCCTACGACATCTCCTCCTCCGCGTGTAGCGCAGGATCCTTTTTTAACTAAGTCTGGGTCTTTGGTTTCTAAGTCAATAGCTATTTCATCATAGCTAGATAAATCTGGAAAACTGGTTGGTTCACACCATTCTGTTTTTGCACTAAACAATGGCGCTTGCATCAGGAATAATCCCTTTCAATAATCATATCTATAAAATGTTTTGCCTTTAGTAAGTCTTGCTTTCCTCCTTTATCTTGATGTCTTAAAATATATTTAATAACACAACCTTCAGGATATAGCAACTTATTCTCAACTACAAACTTACTTGGTTGAATTTTGTATTTGAGATAATGTTTTCCACCTATTTGCTTTTTGTATGCACTCATATAATTAAATTATAATAAAAGATCGCTGTGATAATGCATATGAACATTAAATCAGTTGCTAAATTCATTTATTTTCCTCTCTTTCTTAGATTGAAATCAATCTCGTCTTCTTCTTCTTTTTTATCACCTGCAAAAAGATAACTTGAGTCACCATAAAGTTCTCTTTCCCTTTTTTGAATAAATCTGTAAAATTCGTCTTCGCTCATAAATCTCCAAACGGAAAATAATTTTCCGTTTTAACAGCCTTCATGGGTTCATATAAATAAAGTTCATGTTTTGCCCTAGTGACTGCCACATAGGCTACTCGAAGTTCTTCATCAATTTGCTGTGGAGTTCCAGCTAAATAATTTTTCCAGGAAGGCCAGGTCCAAATAGTATTCATTACCACAATATCTCTCTCCATTCCTTTGATGCCATGAATAGTGGAAATCAGAATATCAGTTTTCGTAAAGGTAGGGTCCAAGTCATAAGCCATTTTTAAATAGTTATTATAATCATCGGCACTGTCATAAAGGGCATTCGGTTTTTTATGGGTTTTAACTCTATCACTTGTAAATTTGCATATATCAAACCAATCTTTATGAATGTCAGCTAACACATGATATTTTTTCTGGAGTTCTTGAAAAGTAAATTTATTGTCTGGATTTTTAAAAGCTTCAGGACAAAGGTTGGTATCCGTCAATGCTCTTTTTTTACCACGGGTAATTAAGTTTTCTTTGAAATGTGATATTAAGTTTTGAACAGCTTTTCCTTCTAGTCCTCCCCCTTGTTGCAATAAACGCCAGTCTTTAATAGTTTTAATTACTTTATCACTCACGCTTGATACAAATTTTTTACCATGCATATCACTTCCTTTTTGTTTCCACACTAAACCTCTGTCCTTTAGATAACGGACAAAAGGGTGCCACTTGTTAGCACTCCGGGCGCACATAATCATATTGGCCCCTACTTTGATTTTATTTTCTATTTCATCCATCGAAGTGATGGTATCAAGAACACCCTCTTCTTTTTCTTTCGCCAGGCTGCATTCGTAATCATTTCCCAAACGAGTTTCAATATTTTTAACCACTCGACGTGCTAGAGTATAAATTTTTTTAGGCAATCTGTGAGTATGAGGAAGGATTATTTTTTTTACACATGGCCATTTTTGAAATATTCTAATATCACATCCTTTCCAATGATAAATAGCTTGATCATCATCCCCAGCCATGTAAAATTCTTCTGATTTTTTTGCCAATTTTGCAATTACTTTCCATTCTAGTTTTGAAAGGTCCTGAACTTCATCCACCATTAGAATTTTATACGAAGGAAAAATAATATCTGGGTGAAGAGCTTTGTGAAGCATGTCTTCAAAATCAATAAGATTATTTTGGTCTTTAAAT